GTTTGGTATATCCTGTCCTACAATTGTTATAATTTGATTGTCCTCTTCTATTGCGTGTAGAAAAAGATTCTGTAAGATACTATATGTTTTACCTGATGATGTTCCACCTTGATTAACTATAATATCTGTTGTAGCATTTCTGTTATGTAAGAATACATCAGTAGTTTTGAACATCTTTATTTATATCAATATCTGTTTCCCTTGAAGCCAAAGGCACATTACTATTTACTACCTCTATCTTTATCTTACCTGATAACTCTGTCTTATTATTTGTATCAATAGTTTCTTTAGGCTTTCCATAAACTCTAGTTAATAATGTATCAATAGAATATAAACTACCTTTTTGTAAACTCTTTCTCATAGCATTTGCTATTGTCTTTTCAAATATAGTAGCATTATCATCTTCCATAATACTTTTTAACTCACTTATAGTCATTGACATCATTACTTGTATGACATCGTTTACCTCACTTAGTTTATATCCTTCTTCTTTCAAGGTAGTAATCCACTTCCTCGGTCTACCATTTGGGTTACCACTTACTCCTTTAACAAAAGGTATTAGATTTTTATTCATATAAATTTTAAAAATTCTTGTTTAGCAGTATGTTCTTCCTTAAATACTCCTAGTAGCTTTGTTGTTATAGTCCAAGTGTCGTGCTTCTTTACTCCTCTCATACACATACATAAATGTTGTGCCTTCAAACTAACTGCAACACCTCTCGGAAATAATTCTGTTTGTAACCTTTCAGCTATCTGTCTTGTTATTCTTTCTTGATTCTGAAACCTATTAGCATACAAGTCAACTGTTCTAGCTAATTTACTTAATCCAACTATCTTACCATTAGGTATATAGGCAACATTGGCATAACCAAAGAAGGGTGCGGTGTGATGCTCACATAATGAATAGAAAGGTATGTTGGTTTGTATAATCATTTCATCATTACCTTCTGCATCAAAGGATGTAAAATTAAACTCCTTTGGCTCAAGAAATTCTTTCATAAACTTGATATACCTCTTTGGTGTATCTTGTAAACCTTCTCTATCAGGATTCTCTCCTAATTGAATAAGTATTTGCCTGAAGTGCCATTCAGCAGTATTAGGTATTAGACTCCTGTTTTCTTGTTCCATATTTCAATATGTAATCTATTAGTAAATCTTAGATAGTTATCCTTGCAAATTTCTGCAACAATAGGTTTACTTTGATTAAGTAGTTCTTGATTCTCTCCACTAGGCATTAGGCATATTTTATCCTTTGTTACATAAGGAATATACAATTGTTGTATTTCATCCCAATCAGAATAGTTACTAACTACAAACTTAAATTGTGTAAGACATTTATTTAGATGTCTTATAGTATCTACATTATGAAACATATACTTACTATTACCACTATTAGATAGCTTAGGACTACAATTCCATAAATTGATTCTATCTGTTAAATATTCATTTGGTTTTATTGTGCCATTGGTTTCAATCTCAACATACAAATCAGGTATGTAACTATCTAAATAGTTTATAAACTTTTCTATACCTTCTTGTTGCATTAATGGTTCACCACCTGTTACAATTAGATGTGCACCATTCTGTAATGCCTCAACACATTCCTCATTTAGTATTTCGTTATGTAGTTTACTTTGTGATTTCATCCACACTTCTAATGTATCACATCTCCAAGTTGCATCGTGTAGCATTCCATCTACATTAGTGCCGATACCTCCACACATAAGATTACAACCTCCTAACCTTACAAAGACAGAAGGGTAACCTGTTGTAATACCTTCTCCCTGTATACTATAAAATACTTCACTTATTGCTAATTTCATATACTACGTTTGATGATTTAGTTTCTGCTAATTCTATTCTTACTATTGGTAATCTTTGTCCTATTTGATTAAATATGTATAAGGCTAAATTCTCTGCACTTGTTTCAAAAGGTAGTTCAATATAAGGTTCATCAACTAATTCAAGCATTTCACATAAAGGGTCAAGGTTATGTAATAGCAAATAGTGGTCGTATTGCTTAATTATAGGCTCAACAATAGAATCTATATCCGAGAATAGCATAGTTATTCCATTATGTAACTCTTCAAATTTAAAGGTGCATACAACGTCATAGGTATGTCCGTGTAACCTACCACACTTAACACCTGCTGACTTGTTCCTATGTGCAGCATAGAAATGATACTTCTTAATTATCTTCATAGATTAGTTTTTTTATTAGTTCAAATTCATGCCATATATTTAACTCTACATCTATATCGTTTGCAACTATAAATGCCTCGGCTTGTCTGCCTACATTACTTCTAATTGGTATATCGTAATGGTCTCTAGGTTTCTTTATAGCATTTTCAATAACATTAACGGCATCTAATACATCAAATGGTTTATACATTCTATCTTCAGCAATAATTTCAGGGAAAGACCTAAAGCGAGGATATACAATATCGTTTCCAAATATTGTACTTTCTAATAGTGTCCAAGATACATAATCCTGTAAAGAAGAATTAAATTGTATTTTACTTTTTTGTAACTCGTTATAGTATTCTCTTTTAGATAAATCCTCTTTGATTATAAATCTAGGCTCATCCTCTGCAAAGTCATACAATGATTGTGGCACACCAATAAGATTACTTTTTATTTCTTTTGCAGATGTAGTTACTACCCAATCCCAATCAGTATTTTTACTTAAGAAATAATCTGCCACCTCAATCATAAAGTACGGATTCTTCTCCTTATCAAATCTTGATGTATAAATAACTGTATTTTCTTTAACACTTGTATCAGTACCATACTCAATTACCTTTTCAAAATGTATAGGTAAAGACATAACATGAATAGGTGCTTGAAAATTTGCTGCCCTTAATTGTTCTTTATGAATAGTACTGCCTACAAATATTCCATTCATCCTAGCATCTAGTCCTAATTCATAACCTCTCATCCAATGCCTCATATCATAAGTGAAATCGTATTCATCAACACTTTGTGAATGTAACATTGAATAGGTCTTTACCTTTATATTATATAAATCTAAGGCATACCAAATGCTATCCATACCCATTGTAAAAAAGTCCTGTAAGAATATTATGTCATTATCTTTTACCAAACCTTTCTCAATTAAGTTTAGAAAGTTACTACATTGATTCAATGACCACTTACCTCTACCTGTTGCATCTAATACTACTCCCTTATTTATTCTGTTATTGTTATTGACATAGTAGCCCTCTATATTAACAAATGTTAACTTATTCTTATACTTCTTGAAAGACAAAGGCATCCACTCATTAGATAACTGATAGGTATATCTTTCCTTTAATGGCTCTAATCCAAAGTAAAATAAGTTTCTCATCTTGATACTATTGCTCCATTTTCCATATCTTCCAATACCTCTACAACATGACAATCAAAAGCAACTAAGATATCTTCTCCTATATCCTCACAACTCATATTACCAAAGTTACCTTTATACTTATCCTTAAGATATGATATGATTTTATTTTTAAACATTATAATTTCTATATCTCTATTGTTATGTGTTACTTCTTTTATTGCCTTAATATAAAATAGATGTCTATGTAAGTTTCTTAAGTAACCTACTTCTTCTAAATCACATTCTTGCCAATGATGTAAGCCCTCAACTTGTAGATTAACTTGTATGTACTTTTTTATTTTTGAATCCATTGTAAGTTAAATTATTGTTTATCATTTTATCGTTGACATAAATTAAATCTTCTATATTAATACTATTGGCACAGGCTAAAAATAAATTCCTATCTCTTTCTTTAGAATACTTTTGATATTCTATATTTGCTACTATACTTAATAAAGATGCAATACTATACCTACCTTTATGATTATCTAAGTTACTAAATTCTTTTGGAGTAACCTTATATTTATCTAACTTGTTTATTATTTGTTGTGGTAATTTAACTCTCTTGTGTAGTATATCTACATACCTAACTCCCTTTATACCATTGTCAAAATAATATAGTATACCAAATGCCTGACTGCCTTGAATCCAACTACTGCTATCTACTGAATGTAATGGCACTTGATAGATATCAGGAAATTTAACAAAGCCTAATCCGTGCATCTTTGCTTGTGTCTGCATAAACACATCCTGATATCTTTTATGCATCCAATTCCTTTTACTTGTCACACCACCTGCTACACATAAATGTATATTATTATTGACTGCATCCTTTAGGTAAGTATAATCATTGTCATAGGTAGTAAACACAAACATAGGATTCAATCCTCTATTTAACATTGTTTCATAGTTCTTTTTACTAGCACCATGATTGTTTATGACATCAAGCATAACATACTTCTCAGAATATTCAGCATAGGTATCTAAAAACTTACAATAGTTGTCTAAGGTCAACCAATCAAACTTATTGTTCTTATTATTGAATAAGGTAAATGCACCGCTATCAATCATAACATTAATGATACCTTCTTTGGATGCACCAAAT